CCAACTGTCATACCTTTGTATTTAACTATGTCAATGATGACTAGAACTTATACTTCAAACCAACCTTAGTTCCATAGCTATTAGTATCGTCAGTCACTATAGAAAATTCTCCATATACATCAATATTTTTTGATGCAACTACAGAACCACCAACTTTACCAGAAAAGTTTGTTTCTGAATCTGCACCATCTGGGTTGTTAAGATACGCACCACCTTGTATGTAATAGCTGCCGAAAGCATTACCATTCTCATAGCCAAGATGTAAGTCAGTACCAGAGCCAGTGTAATCTTTGCCTGTATAAGAACCATTGTTCTCTACGTTTACATAGAAACCAGCAAATGCAGGTGTTGATAGTGCTGAAGCAGCAGCTATTGTTAGTAGTTTTTTAAACATTATTAAAAAGAATAAAGCTCAATAATAATCGTTTTTATATTAATTTCAATAATCACTGGTCAGTTATTATTAAGACCACGGAACACCAGTTGTTGTTGTAGGTGTTTTAGATTCTGTTATCTGTGCAGCAATAGATGTTTCTATACTTGTAACTTCATCAGCACCTATAGCAGCCTTAGCCCACGCAACAGCATTATCTTTTGTTATATCTGCGTAAGCAGTAAACGATCCACTGTCAGCTTCAGCAAGTCCTACAGAACCATAACAAGAGCCAGTATGATCTCCATCTGCATCACTAGCAGTCCAGTGAACAGTAGTCACCACATCAGATAAACTTCCTACAGTTTTTGTTGCATCTAAAGAAACAACATTCCAAGTAACAGCCATAATAATTTTTAAATACTTTGATTATATATTAAGTGTTTTCTTGTTCAGAAACACCATCAACTTTTTTAAGACCTTCGACTAGCTTTTGATTACCAATAATTTTTGTTGTCAGTTGATTTAATTGTTGTTGCTTTGCTTGTATATCAGATTGAATCTGCTGTGCCTGTTGTATCTCAGAATCAAGAATAGATTTTGTTTCCTCGTAAAGTTGCTGTGGGGTCATAAAAAATATATATGTAAACGTATTATACTAAGCAGCTTCAAGAGCTTCAACTTTACCTATAAGTTCCTGAACGGCAGCTACAAGTAAAGGTACAAGTTTGCTTTGATCTATCCCTTGTGGGTCTATTGATCCATCCTCTTTTACTGCATCTTTTTCTCCAGAAATAGCCTCTGGAACTGCTGTAACCTCATGTGCAAAGAAACCGTCAACTGTTGTACTTGGATTAACTTTAAAATTAAATCTATATGGTTTCAAAGTTTTTAATCTTGTAATTCCATCAGAAATAGCAGTAGCATTTTCTTTTAATCTGTAATCAGAAGAAGTATTGTATTGAGTAGTACTGTTATTGACTTTTATAGTTCCAACCTCTGTTCCACTTCTTTTAAAACTTATAAAAGAACGAAATACTGAATCAATATTAGTAGTTCTATCTAATACTAAAACACCATGTCCATCTGTATTTTCTTGTATTGTAGTTCTAAAAGAAGTACTAGGAGTACTTGTCCCTATACCTACGACTCCAGTGGAAAGAATACGTACACGTTCTGCATCACTCGTATTAAATACCATGGCATTAACAGAATGAAGATATGAAATTGTCCCTTCAAACCTAGATGTACCAGAAGTACCATCTGCAAAAACTATATTACCAGCACTACTTGAACCCGATCTTATGGTTATCCCAGTATTACCAGAAGTTGCTATTAAAACGTCATCTACATCACCATGAGGGTCATCAGTAGCTCCTATTCTTATTCCGCCAGATGAAGTTATACGCATGCGTTCTGAAGCATCTGTATTAAATGACATGACATTACCACTATGGTTATATATAATTCTTCCAATATCATTATCACCACTATCTCCAAAATTTATTGTTCCAGCATTTCCAGTACCACTTAAAACA